GACACTCTTCCTCAATGGTTTGAGATATTCTGGCAGACAGATAATGCAAATGTTAGGATTGAACAACTTCCAGCATCTGGAAATATGCCAGCAACACCAGCAGTTATCTTGACAGTTAATCAAATTGCATAAACTGATATAATTTATGCATGAACAACTTCATACATAAATCTATTAAGCGCTTTTATTTAGACGGACAGATTTTTGATGATTCGTTCATACCTCGCCTACGAGAAGAATATATAAGAATATTACAAACCCAAATGAGACTACAGGGGTACGCCCCAAGACTTGACATTGATCCAGATTTTACAATAGAATATACAGGGAAAAACTACGATTTTAAATTATCAGTTTATGGTACTTTTGTAGGGAAAAGGAATGCAGAATGTATTACAGGGATAGACAAAAACAAACCGATATATATACACCAGAACAGGTCAGACGAACCATCCTCGGATCAGGAATTCAAATCGAATCAGAAGTAGAATCTGAGTACATCGTATTTTGTCCCTTTCATAATAATTATCGCACTCCTGCCGCAGAAATAAATAAAGAGCGCGGAACACTTTTTTGTTTTTCATGTCAGGCATCAAAAAGCCTCGTAGAGTTTGTAATGTTTGTAACTAAAAAGACCTTTTTTGAAGCCACTAGAATGATTGATTCTTTTGCAACTGAATCAGATATCTCTGGCATGATTAATAATATTCTTGAAGATAAGCCTGAATACACTCCATTTGATGAACTTATGATTAGAAGGCTTCATCAGCAGGCGCTTGATTCTCCACGAGCAATGAGATATTTTGAGGGTAGAAGAATATCAGAGAGTTCTGTAAAAACATATCTTCTAGGATATTCTAATAATCAAGACATGGTAACGATTCCAATGCATGATCCCAGTGGCAAGATATGCGTGGGCTTTGTTGCTAGATCAGTAGAAGGAAAAGATTTTAAAAATACTCCAAAGTTGCCAAAGTCTAAGATACTTTTTAATCTTCATCGTGCAAGAAAATATGATACAGTCTACGTTGTTGAATCATCTTTCGACGCAATAAGATTGGATCAGAATGGTATTCCAGCGGTCGCCACGCTTGGAGCAAATGTCTCAAAAACTCAAACAGACCTATTGACAAAATACTTTAATTCTGTTATAGTTGTTGCAGACAATGATGATGCTGGAAAAGAGATGCAAGATAAGATATCAGAGCGTCTTGCTCATCGTGCCACATCAATCAAAATTCCAAACGGGTTCAAAGATATCGGAGATATGACAGATTCCGATATTAGAGAACTAGCATTGAAAATAAATGATCCACTATTAAATTATATTTAGGAGATATTATGGGTATTATGAAGGGACTAAAGGCCATGGAACAGGCTATTGACAAGCCCCGCGCAACAGAAAATACAGGAGCCAAGGTCCGTTGGCTTAAGATGGAGGATGGTCAGGCTGTTAAGGTTCGTTTCGTCAATGAACTTGATTCAGACTCACCAAACTACAGCGAGGATCGTGATCTAGCAATTGTTGTTGCAGAGCACACAAATCCAAAGGACTACAAGCGTAAGGCAGTATGTACTCAGGATAGCGAGGGACGCTGCTTTGGGTGTGAGATGGCTCGTAAGGAGCCTAAGAGTGGTTGGCGTGCAAGACTACGCTTTTATACCAACCTTCTAGTAGATGACGGCCTAGAAGATCCATATGTTGCCGTGTGGTCACAGGGTGTAAGCAAGCAGTCTGCCTTTAACAATGTTCGTGAATACGCCCTTGAGACAGGCAGCGTAAGCAACCTCAATTGGAAGTTGAAGCGTCAGGGCACTGGCACAGACACTACATACGTTCTTCTTCCAAGCGCACCAGATACAGAGCCATTTGACTGGAACGGCACAGAGGCGTATAATCTAGAGAAGGTTGTGCGCGAACTACCTTATTCAGAGCAAGAGGCCTTCTATCTAGGTTTCGATGGTCCAGTAGGAAGTTCATCATCCAACATTGATTGGTAATTAGGCTGGTAGGGGAGGGTACGCAATTCGTGCGTGGAATTCCGTGATAACTTAGGATGGTTATAGTTAATTCGGCTGAGTTACGGTTGAGATTCCATACAGAAGTCCCTCCCCTACCTTACTACTGAAAGGATATTTCTTGTACGTTCCACTTCATGTTCACACTCACTATAGCCAAATGGATGGCGTTGCCACCCCTGAAGAATATATTGAGCGTGCTATAGAAAATCAGATGAATGCGATTGCAATCACTGATCATGGCACACTTTCTGGTCATAGGCCTATGTATCGTGCGGCTAAGGCAGCAGGAATCAAGCCAATTCTTGGGGTAGAGGGCTATATTACTGGCGATAGGTTTGATCGAAGAGATAAGTCTGAGCGTACAACACCATTAGATTTAGTTTATAACCATATCATTATTCTTGCAAAAAATGATCAAGGCCTAGACAACCTTGGTAAGTTGAATGAGATTTCTTGGAATGAAGGCTACTATCGTAAGCCTCGTATTGACTTTGATGTTCTTGATAAATATGGTGATGGACTAATTATTACTTCTGCTTGCATGTCTGGTCTTATTAACAAGGCTATTGAGGCAGGCGAGTTTGCGGTAGCAAAGCAACACCTGAAATGGTTTGGGGACCGTTTTGGAGAAGATTTTTATGTTGAGGTAATGCCACACAATCCTCCAGAAATTAACAAGGCTTTGATAGAACTTGCTGATGCTGGCGGATTTAAACTTGTTGTTACTCCTGACTGTCACCATGCAACGGTTGACCAAAAAGAAATTCAGGAGATGATGCTTATTCTTAATACACATGCAAAGATAGAGAAGGATGCATCATATGAGAAGTCAAAGAAGTTTGACAGTATGATGGAAAGACTTGACTACTTGTATGGTCATGATCGCATGATGAGTTTTAATAAGTTTGACATTCATCTCTTGTCATCAGACGAGATGCGAGAAGCAATGGAGCAAAACGGAGGATTCCGCGATGATATGTTTGCTAATACGCTTGAAGTTGCAGACAAGGTTGAAGATTATACAATTAGTCGCAATCTCAACCTGCTTCCTGTCGAATACCGCGATCCTGACAAAGAGATCCGTGATCAGGCTATGGCTTTCCTTAAGGATAATGGCCTTGATGAACCAAGGTATTTAGATCGACTTGAAGAAGAACTTTCAGTAATCAAGGATAAGAAGTTTGCATCATACTTTATTGTTGTTAGGAATATGCTTAACTGGGCAAAGAAGAACGGGATTATGGTCGGCCCAGGCCGTGGTTCTAGTGCTGGATCTCTTATCTGCTATGCGTTGGGAATTACAGATATTGATCCAATTAAGCATGGTCTTCTTTTCTTCCGCTTTATTGATATTGACCGTGACGACTGGCCTGACATTGACTCCGATATTCAAGACTCTCGTCGTGAAGAGGTTAAGGATTACCTAGAAAGGCAGTATAGATATGTCGCATCAATTGCCACCTTCCTACAGTTTAAGGATAAGGGAGTCGTGCGCGACGTTAGTCGTGCTCTCAATATTCCACTCTCTGATGTTAACCGTGCGCTTAAAGCAGTGGATACATGGGAAGAATATCTAACATCTAAGAATACTGCGTGGTTCCGTGAAAAGTATCCAGAAGTAGAAACCTATGGTGATAAGTTACGCGGAAGAATTCGTGGAACAGGTGTCCACGCGGCTGGAGTTGTTACATCAAAGATTCCTATTTCAAAAATTGCTCCAATGGAAACTCGTTCAGTTACTGGAAGTGAAAATAGAATTCCAGTTGTCGCGGTAGATATGGAAGAAGCAGCAGATATTGGGCTTATTAAGATCGACGCACTTGGACTTAAGACGCTAACAGTATTAAATGATTGTCTTAGCATTATTGAAGAGAGAACGGGAAAGCGACCAGATCTTCATAAAATTGATATGGAAGATAAGAATATTTATAACATGCTTTCTGATGGTCATACTAAGGGAGTATTCCAGTGTGAAGCAACTCCATATACCAATCTTCTTATCAAAATGGGTGTAAATAAATTTGATGAACTAGTTGCCTCAAACGCATTGGTACGCCCAGGCGCAATGAATACTATTGGAAAAGATTATATTGCTCGTAAGCAGGGTAAGCAGGGTATTGTTTATCCTAGTCCCATTATGAAGGAGTTTACAGAGGATACTTACGGTACAATTCTATATCAGGAGCAAGTTATGCTTGCTTGTGTGAAACTTGGTGGCATGACCATGGGTGAAGCCAATAAGGTTCGCAAGATTATTGGTAAGAAGAAGGATGCCCGTGAGTTCGATCAGTTCAAAGAGTTATTTGTTAGGAATGCGTCTGGGCCACTTGGCGGGACGGCTGCTGAGAAGATGTGGCATGATTTTGAGGCCCACGCGGGGTATTCGTTCAATAAATCCCATGCTGTGGCTTACTCAACGCTCTCGTACTGGACAGCATGGCTAAAGTATTACTATCCACTAGAATTCATGTTTGCTCTTCTTAAGAATGAGAAGGATAAGGATACTCGCACAGAATATCTAATTGAAGCAAAGCGTATGGGAATTCCGATGCGTTTGCCACATATCAATGATTCTGATATTGACTTTAAGATCGAAGGAAAGGGAATACGATTTGGACTGGCAGCAATTAAGTTTATTTCTGATAAAATCGCTGAACGATATATTTCTGGCAGGCCTTTCAAGTCTTACGAAGCCGTTCAAGAGTTCACTTTCACAAAAGGAAATGGAGTTAATTCAAGAGCACTGGAATCAATGAGAAAGGTTGGTGCCCTTACATTTCCAGATAATCCCCGAAATGAGGAAGAGGTAAGAGAAAATATGTATGAGTATCTTAATCTTCCTGAATTTACAACTACTGTTCCACAGCACTTCCATGCATACATAACGTCAGCAGACTCATATGATGAAAAGGGCGCATATATTCTGATGGGCATTGTTCGTGGAATTAAGCGTGGTAAGGGTTGGAGCAGGATAGACATACTAGATAACACAGGATCAATAGGAGTGTTTGATGAAGAAGAAACAAAAATCGAAGCAGGTAGAACTTATATTGTTCTTGTTGGATCTAACAGAATCGTGGAAGCGGTTCCTGTTGATGAGATACGAGAAAGCAAGTCTCCGCTCATTAGATTCTTAAACTACAAACAACTACCATATGGACAAGATGAGTATTTTGTGCTATCCTTTAAACCTCGTATAACGAAAGCAGGAAAGCGAATGGCAAGCCTCGTAGTCGCTGATAGCGGCAGAGAGTTAATGAGTATGATCGTTTTCCCATCAACCTTTGCAATGGCCTATACAAGAATTGAAGAAGGCAACGCATATAAAATCAACTATAGTCTTAGTAAGGAAGAAGATTTAGTATTTCAGGAGGTAGTAAATGATTAATTTAGATGATCTTGCACTTGATCTGCACGACGTAGCAGTTGCTAAGGGATTCTGGGAGCCAAATACTCCAGAGAATCGCATAGTATTTTATTTAAAGCAACTTGCTATGGTTCATTCAGAGGTTAGCGAAACCCTTGAGGCAATTCGGAAAAAGCAAGGTGATGAAAAGGTAGTTGAAGAACTAGCAGATATTATTATCCGCGTTCTTGATCTTTATGGCGGCTTGGTCAGAGATCAATACACCGATCTCTCACTAGAAAGCATTCTGCTAAAGAAGGCAAAGGTTAATGCACAGCGACCAAGAATGCATGGAGTATTAGCGTGACAGCAGTTGAAGAAGTTCTCGCTAATCTCAATCCAAAACTGCGTAAGAAAATTTCTTTAGGTTCAGAAATTGAGCATGTTCAGTTTGCTGCAACACCAAGTTATGGATTAAATAATGCCCTAAATGGAGGCCTTCCATATGGTAGACAAGTCCTAGTCTGGGGAAATAAGTCTAGTGGAAAGTCATCATTTCTACTACAGACTATTGCACAGGCCCAAAGAGAAGGGAAGATATGTGCATGGATAGATGCAGAAATGACATTCGATCAAGAGTGGGCAAAGATGCTAGGAGTAGATATAGACAGCCTTATCGTTTCTACTTCCAGAACTATAAACGATATGGTAGATGTTGGTACAGATCTCATGAAGGCTGGAGTAGACATTATTGTCGTTGATAGCATTTCAGCACTTCTTCCTGCTATCTACTTTGAGAAAGACTCTGATGAACTCAAGCAGTTAGAGAATACTAAGCAGATTGGTGCAGAAGCCAGAGATATGACTAATGCTGTTAAGATGCTTAACTATGCTAATAATCAGGAAAAGCCTACGCTGCTAATTCTTATCAGCCAAGCACGCAATAATATTGGAGCAATGTATGCGACACAGCAGCCTACAGGTGGAATGGCAGTCAAGTTCTATTCGTCCACCATTATTAAACTGTTTTCGTCTGAATCAGAGAATCAAGCCATCAAGGGAAAGATCTATGTTGGCGACAAGATAATTGAAGAAAAGGTCGGACGCAAGGTTCGATGGGAAGTACAGTTTAGTAAAACATCTCCTGCATTCCAGAGTGGCGAATATGATTTCTACTTTAGGGGTAGTGATATCGGGGTTGACTCTATTGCAGATCTCGTTGATACAGCAGAAGGCCTTGGATTTATTGAGAGGGCTGGGGCGTGGTATACAGTTGAAGGTGAACGATACCAAGGACGAGACAAACTAGTATTAGGAGTTAAGGAAAACCTTGACATACAAAATACATTAATCGAAAAGGTTCGTGGTGTCTAAGTATTCAATATATTCAGGGGCGTTTGTCTGCCAAAAGTGCGATGCAAAAGTTGATAATGCAAGATTTTATTTTAAGTCATATGACTTTACTTGGATGTGTGACAATAAGCATTTATCAAAAGTAAATCTTTACGGCAGGGGATACTAATGAGTGAGCGAGGTGAAGCAAAAAGAATAGGAGCAAAACTACACAAGAATTCTGGGCGTAACTATACTAAGGGAGATATGTCGTGGAATGACTATGTTGTAGATGCAAAGGAATATTCTAAAAGTTTTGCTATCACACAGGATGTTTGGGCAAAAGTTGTTACTGATTGTCTACGGGTAGACAGAAAGAAGTCTCCAGCAATCCTTCTCGTCCTTGATGGAAAAACAAGACTTGCTATTATAGAGTGGTCTGAGTTTGAAAGGTTGGTAGAAAATGACAACGACTCTTGAACAAATTAATGATTTGTACGAAATATCTGAATATATGCAGGATGCTGAACTCACAAGTGCTTTGGAATTTATTGCAAAGGTAATTATGAAGCCAGATATTCCGCCACACATTGCTACTATAGAAATTGTTAGGTTGCAGGCTATTGCTGCAAAACTCTCCATGAGAGCGACTTGGATGGCAAATGTTGATAAAAGTAGTAGAGAAAAAAAGAACCTCTACTATACCGCTGCGGCAGAAATAGATAAGACTGTTGCAGCCCTAAAGTTTATTCTCAAATGATACAATATGTTTCTACAGACAGGAATTATAATGGCTAAAAATTTTTTAAAGCAGGTAATGGATAAGCAACCAGAAGGACCAATAGATACAAAGGCTCTAATTGCAAAAATTGAAACAGGATATACAGCAACTAGAGGAACAGAGTTTAAGACAAAGAAAACCTTTAGTCCATCAACTCTTGTATATGGAAACGGAGCCTGCCCAAGATACTGGTTCTTAGCGTTTGATGGCGCTGAATTTGAAGACCATGCTGATGCTTATGCGGTAGCAAATATGGATAGTGGTACAGACAGACACAAAAGAATTCAAAAGGCAATCACTGATTCTGGACTTATGGTTGAAGAAGAAAAGCCAATTCGTTCACAAGATCCGCCAATCTTTGGATTTGCTGACGCTATCATTCAATGGGGCGAAGAGCAGCCTGTACTAGAAATCAAAACTATGAAGGAAGAGTCCTTTGCCTATAGAAAGTATGCTAAGCCACCGAACTATCACCTTATGCAGTTAATTATTTACATGAAGGTTCTGGGTAAGAAGTTGGGAATTCTTCTTTATGAGAATAAGAACACTCATGAACTTCATGCAATTACTGTAGAACCAACAGAAGAGCACAAGGCTTGGGCAGAACTAGCATTTGATTGGATGAGAAAGGTTCGTAAGGCATGGGAGGAAAAGACTATTCCACAAAAGCCGTATCGCTCCAACTCAAAAGTTTGTAAGACTTGCCCACTTGTTAATGCTTGTGCAGCAGCAGATAAAGGAAAGATAAAGATTGAGCCATTGGAGCATCTTGAATGAAAACCTGCGACTGGTGCTCTCAAGAATTTATAGCAAAAGTTTCATACCAAATTTATTGCTCAATTGAGTGCAGGCAGGAAGCAACTAAAAACAAGATTGCTGAAAGATATCAGATCAACAGAATAAAAAACAGAACAACAAAAAAAAGAAAGTGTTCTGGTGGTTGTGGAGCGCACATTTCAATTTACAACGATAATGGATTTTGCGCCAAGTGCATGATTAATAAAAGAAAAGTTGATCAAATATTAAGAGAACTTAAGGGTCTTTTTGATTATGAGCAAGAAAATTAAAACGGAAGAAATGCTTCTTCCAAATTCTTTTTGTGCTGTTGATGCTAGCACTAATAGTCTTGCTTTTGCTTTTTTTAAAAATGGTGAATTAGAAAAATATGGAAAAATAAGATTTTTTGGATCTACAATTTATGATAAATTGGGAGATACGGTACATAAAACTAAAGCATTATTTAGTGAGTTACCAACAGAAAATATGATTATTGAAAAAACTATTTTTGCAAATAGCGCTCAAGTAGCAGCAAACCTTGCCCTAAGCCAAGGCGCACTAATCGGAGGTGCAAAGATAGGTGGAGTTCTTAACATCTATGGAGTTGCCCCAATGTCTTGGCAAGCATATGTTGGTACAAGACTATTAACAACAGATGAAAAACAAAAAATTAGACAGTCAAATCCTAACAGATCAAACTCTTGGTATAAATCACAAGAGAGAGAGCAGAGAAAACAAAAAACAATTTCTACTGTTAATTCTAAATTTGGAATTAAATTAGATGATAACGATATCGCAGATGCATGTGGTATTGGCATCTTTGCTCTTGACAACTGGTATAAGGTTGTGAGACAATGAGGTCTAAGGGTTTACATCTTAATGAATCTTTTATGAGAAAAAGATACGTTATGGAAAAGCGTACTCCAGAGCAAATTGCTCAAGAGTGCGGGGTAAGCGTACAAATAATATATCGTCAACTAAAAAAGTTTGGTTTGAAGAGGTAATTATGAACGATATGGTTAATCATCCAAAGCACTATACAAGCGACCCATCTGGTGTTGAATGTATAGAGATTGTTCGCCATAGGAATTATAATATTGGCAATGCTATTAAGTACCTATGGCGTGCAGGACTCAAGAATGAAGATAAGCACACTGAAGATCTTAGAAAAGCAATATTTTATATTCAAGACGAAATTAATCGAATTGAAGGGAAGTACAGTGCCCCGTCGCAAACCAGTTATTAGTCCAAATGCTCATCTATATCATCGTGTGCCAAGTTACACAATGCCAGATGGCAGAATCATTGAAAAAGATGAGATAATTAAGATTAAGGGAGAGCATGGTGGAAAGTTCAAATTTCTTGAACATGTTACGAGAACAGACACTGGCGTTGAGTGGATTGATTGTTTTGAGTTGCGTGGGGGCGTACTCTGTGGCTGGAGATCGTTTTATCCAGATCGCATCAAGCCTCTGCCCAAGAACACAAGAAAGCGCAGGAAGAGGGTAGTCTAATTGGCTCAAGACAAACTTAGTAGGTTTGTCCAACCTTCCTTGTTTAATATTGAAAAAAACAAGAAGGAAAAGCCAAAAAAGCGTACACAGCAGAGCAAAAAAGAAATACAAGAAATGCTTGGTAAAATAAAAGAAGAAAGTGGATGCGCAGACTGCAATCAAAAATATCCATTTTATGTTATGGATTTTGATCATGTATATGGTAAAAAAGTTTCGAATATAGGACAAATGCTAGATTATTTTAGCGTAGAAGATATACTAAAAGAAGTAGCAAAATGCGATATTGTTTGTTCCAACTGCCATAGAAAAAGAACTTATTTAAGAAAACATTCTGCTAGTTAATGTGAGATAGCACACAATAAAAAATACTGATTTTGCTACCTAGTTATGGTACTCTAGAATAATGTTGCCGCCGCAAGGAGGAAACAGATGATAACGAAACTGCTAGGAGGTGTGTTAATGGTAACGGTATTGGTGACACTAAGTTCATCTAACGCTATTGCTAACACTTCCACCGAACAGGTGTATGCTAAGTCTGCACCGATTGCGACGGAGGCTTTGATAAAGCCTGTCGTAGAAATTACAAAGGCTGAAACAAAGCCAAAGGCCTGCAAAAACTGGCTCGTTCATGAACTGAAGGAGGCAGGATTTAAGGGCAAGGGATTGCGAATCGCTTGGGCAATTGCCATGCGAGAGAGTGGAGGAAGGGCAAACGCGATTTCTTCCACTGGAGACTATGGAGTCTTTCAATTCAATCGCGCAGCGTGGAGCAAGCAACCTTGGTGGAATACCAAGAAGATGCTTACACGCGACTACAACATCATGGTTGCATATAGAATTTCGCAACATGGAAAAACCTTCTATCCTTGGGACATTGACGGCAAGGGTAGACATAAGGCAGAATATACGTCAAAAGCAGTTTATGCAAAATATAAGTCATGGTATAACAAGTATCCATGTAAGTAGCAGTTAGCAGGGTAGGAAACCTAATTAATTAAGGTGGCAACATTCCTACCCTGCTGCTGCTATAATTGTTACCTACAAAGGAATTCCATGAGTGAAATTGACATTATTCAGCACATAGAGGAAGTTAATTCTGTTGCAGCAGAATATATAAAAGGTAAAGATGCTTCTGCAATATCAAAAGAATTAGACATTCCTAGAAATCGTGTGTTGAGTCTTCTCAATGAATGGCGAGAAATGATCGCCAACAACGAGGCAGTAAGAATTCGTGCTAGGGAAGCCTTGGCTGGTGCTGACCAACACTACAATCATCTTATTAGACAAGCATATGAAGTAATTGAAGATGCTACAACAACTGCTAACCTTAGTGCAAAAACAGCGGCAATCAAACTTGTCATGGATATTGAAAGCAAACGCATTGATATGCTTCAAAAGGCTGGTTTGCTAGAGAATAAAGAATTAGCAGATCAACTCCTTGAACAGGAAAGAAAGCAAGAGGTTCTAATTAAAATTTTGCGTGAGGTATCTGGAGAATGCCCCAAGTGCCGAAATGAAGTTGCTCGCAGACTCGCAGAAATTTCGGGGCAATCAGAGGTGATTACTGTTGAACACTCTTAATTTTGATGATTTTTTTGATGCACTAGACGATGATCCTTTTGAAGAGCAGCCAGTAGATCTAGATACATTTCTTCATAACGAAAATTATTTAAACCAACCAGAACTATCAGAGATCCAAAGGGATCTCGTTGAGGCAATGAGTCAGATATATAAAGAAGAAGATTTAATAAGGCTGATGGGTGACGAGGGTGGAAAAAGACATTACAAGAAATATACAAAGGCAGAGGTTATTCTACAACTTGGCAAGGGAAGTGGAAAGGACCATACATCAACCATTGGCTGTGCCTACTTAGTATATAAACTACTTTGTCTGAAAGATCCTGCAAAATACTTTGGCAAGCCTCCTGGAGATTCTATAGACATTATAAATATTGCTATAAACGCAGAACAGGCAAAGAACGTATTCTTTAAAAACTTTAAAAACAAGATCGAAAGATCTCCTTGGTTTGCTGGAAGGTATGACTCAAAGGTTAACAGCGTAGAGTTTGATAAGGCTATTACAGTCTACTCTGGACACTCTGAGAGAGAAAGCCATGAGGGACTAAATCTTATACTCGCTATCCTTGACGAGATCTCTGGCTTTGCTCAAGAGTCATCTAGTGGTAATGAGAATGCAAAAACTGGCGATGCCATTTATAAAGCCTTCCGTGCATCAGTAGACTCACGATTTCCAGATTATGGAAAGGTTGTTCTTCTTTCGTTCCCCCGCTACCCAGGAGACTTTATTTCAAAAAGATATGATGAAGTAGTTGCAGAAAAAGAGGTAGAGTTAAGAAAGCATACATTCATAATTAATGAAGACTTGCCACATGATAATCCAGAAAACCAGTTTGAGATTGAGTGGGAAGAGGACCACATACTCGCATATAAATATCCAGGAATCTATGCGATTAAAAGACCAACTTGGGAAGCAAATCCCACTCGCAAAATCGATGATTTTAAGATCGCCTTTTTATCTGATTATGCAGATGCTATGCAAAGATTTGCTTGCGTTCCTTCTTTTGTATCAGATGCATTCTTCAAGCAAAAGCAAAAGTTAGAACAAGCAATGTGTTTGCATAATCCAATAGATTCATTTAAGAGAATAGAGGCATCATTTGAACCAAAAGAGGGTGTTAAATATTTCCTTCACGCAGACTTAGCACAAAAGCATGACAAATGCGCAATAGCAATTTCTCATGTAGATAAATGGGTACAGATACGAACCTTTAACGATCATAAACAAATTCATCCTTTTGTAATCGTTGATGCAATTGTCTGGTGGGAACCAAAAAGAGAAGGACCAGTTAATCTTTCAGAAGTAAAAAACTGGATTATAGATTTTAGAAGGCAAGGATTCCCAATTGGCCTAGTTACATTCGACAGATGGCAATCATTTGATATTCAACAAGAATTAAAGTCAGTAGGTATTAAAACTGATACTCTTTCTGTAGGTAAAAAACACTATGAAGACTTGGCTATGCTTATATATGAGGATCGTGTTTTAATGCCACATAACGATATTCTTTTAGAAGAGATGAGTCAGTTAAGAATTGTTTCCGATAAAAAGGTTGATCACCCAAGAAAGGGAAGTAAGGACTTGTCTGATGCTGTAACTGGAGCAGTATACAATGCAATAGCGCATACTCCAAAGAATCTTAACCAAGAGGTATCAGTTCATTCTTGGAAATCAATAAGCAAGAAACAGGAAAAAGAAGAAATAGACAATCTTATTGTTCCACCAAAACCACCTGAAGAAGTTAGGCAATTTCTTTCAAATATGGGCTTTATGTAGTTGACACCGCTAAAAGTTTGGAGTAAAATTTAGCCATGACAGCATTTATTATTGTATGTATCGCACTATTCATTATTTCCATTGTTAGCAATGGATTATTTATTTTAAATAATAATACAGAGTTCAAGGCTGGCGCACTTATTGGGATAATCGTATTTAGCGGAATGACCGCTTGGGCACTATCTCTCTTGTTTTAACTATACGCGGCGGTAGCCTAGTCTGGTTTTGGCACCAGTCTTATAAACTGGGAATCGTGGGTTCAAATCCCACCCGCCGTACAAACTAAGTGGTATAATTTTATTATGGAAAATATTGTTGAGCCAGAAGTTACTCCAATTAATAATGAGGGCACAGAGATAATCGTCACAGGAGTTGGCGCAGAAGATTATACTGTTGCAGATGAAAGTGAAATAGATTGGAGCAAACTATAATGCCAAGCCCAAAACTATGTGCCGCAGGAATAACACTAAGAGATCAGGTAAATAAGAGATGGCCTGACAGAGATAAGGCCAGCGATGGTTGGATTGGTGATGCTGCTCATGCAGCAAGAGATGGTTGGGGAACAAATGGTCGTGGCTCATATCATAATCCAGACCCTAATGGCATTGTTCACGCTATCGATTTAGATGAAGACTTTTTTGGAAAAGGTAAGGGTGGACAAAAGGCCGCAATGGAATTTGCTCAGCAATTGGCAACCTACTGTCGTGAAGGAAAAGATGGTGGAAGAATTGCTCACATTGTTTATGAAGACAAGGTAGCATCAGGAACTGCCCAAAATTGGCATTTCCGTGGATCAGGATATGGTCACACTCATCACATACATATTAGTTTTACAAATAGAGCAGATAACGATGGAAGCAAGTTTATGCTTCCAATTTTTGAAACAGGCAACAATAATCCAAAGCCGCCTGCTCCAAAGCCACAAAATAAGATTCCAGCATATCCAGGAAGATCTAAATTAGTTTTCAGACAAAGAAGCGAAGATGTAAGAGAAATGCAAAAGCAACTTATTAAAAGAGGATTCGCTATTCCAAACGGACCAACTGGATTTTATGGAGATCAAACAGTTTCAGCAGTAAAAAAGTTTTATGCAAGCATCGGAAAGAAAAAAGATGGAAAAACATTAGATCCAGCAGCATGGAATCAGTTATGGAGTGGTAAATAATGCCATGGCAAATTAGACAAGGAACCGACCAGTGCTCTGGGTATGGAGTCTTTAAAGAAGGAACAAATGAACTTGAGGGCTGCCACACAACAAGAGAGGCAGCAGAGAGCCAAATGGCTGCACTATATGCATCAGAACCAAGTGCAGCAAAGGCAATAACTAATGAGTTTGAAAAGTATCGCGGAGATTTATATGCGAGATTAACGCAAGAAGAAAAGGCTTTTCATGATGCACTTTTAAGAATTGCAGAAGAATATGGTCCATTTGATCAAGGAACATCAAGCATCTGGGTTGGTTATGTTGAGGGAGAAGAAAATGAAAATGCAGAAATTGGTGTAATGTGTGCCAACTGTTCTTTTTTCAATCCACAAAATCAAGCCTGCGCACTTCTTTCTTATAAGGTGCAGCCCACAGCATTATGCCGACTTGCTGCAATTCCAGATGGATATGTTATTCCAAAGGTCGAAGAAGAAGAGGAAGAAGAGGAAGAGTCTTCTGAAGAAATGATGGAAGATTCTCTAAAGCAGTATGGAGGATGTGGCTGCCCAACTTGTAAGGCTCTAAATATTGCATGTGAGGATTGTCCAGTATGCGCCCTTAGAATGGGGAAGGCAGAAGGAATTAGAGTTGGACAAATGGTTTCTTGGAACTCTAGCGGGGGAAGAGCAGAGGGAAGAGTAAGAAGAGTTATTAGAGATGGATCATATAATGTTCCAGATTCTGATTTTACAATTAATGGAACTCAAGATAATCCAGCAGTTGTAATTGAGGTCTATCGTGACGGTAAACCAACAGGAAGAATGGTTGGACATAGAATGAATACTCTATCTGCAAAGAAGAATACTTGGTCTGGAATGTTTGATCCAAGGCTTGGATTGATGAAGCGTGGCTGAAACATATCGTCCGACCGCTGGCATGAGGGCGGCTGCTCGTCGTGCCATAAAATGGAAAGAAGAGGGAAAGGCCACTGGTGCTGGCACTCCAGTAGGATGGACTAGGGCTAGACAGTTGGTAAATGGTGAAGCGCTTTCTCTAGATACTGTAAAAAGAATGTACTCTTTCTTTTCTCGTCACGAAGTAGACAAAAAGGGAAAAGACTTCTATAATACTTCTAATCCATCTAATGGACGTATTATGTGGGACGCATGGGGTGGAGATGCAGGATTTTCTTGGTCAAGAAGAATTGTTGAAAGAGAGAATGCAAAAAAAGTTTGGCAAGGTTCAGCATTTTATATAAATGTTGACAAACGTCATAACTCCTGATAAAATCTACATAAGGAGTTGGTAGTGTGTTTCAATTCTTGCTTGCAATAAATCCATCAATTTCTTTTTTATGGGCTATTCTGGCAGATACAATAAAATATGTTCGTGTTAGTGAACTAGATAGAACATTTGACAGTATAGTAAGAGATGTAGAAGAAGAGATGGAAGAAGAGGAAGAGCAAGGAATAAGCGTTGCTTATGTAGAAGACAAGGCATACTGGGTTCTTAATAACACATTTTATCAAGCAGATATTGTAGATGGAGAGATTGATAGAGAGTCTTCAAGACCAATTGATCCATTTAAAATGTCAAGCAAAGATATAATGAAAATGCTTTTTATATTGGATAATCTAACAGAAGGATAGTAATGAATATCGTTGTTCAGGGAACGAAGGAGTTCTCAGACTATAATGTATTTTTGCGTGCCATGGGCGTTGCGCTTTCTGATATTACAGATGGCGAGTTTAACGTATACTCCGCTGGACCCGCACAAATTAATTCTTTCACTGCTGAATTCTGTAATCTATCAGAGAACAGTTTAAAGCAAAGAGGAATTAAGACTAGATTTTATCGTGTTCCACCTTCATTTGTTGAAGAGAATATGAATAGGTTTCAGTATTTTGCTTTTTTGTCAACCCCAAATCAGCGTCCGTCGAAACTGGCTTCATCTGCTGAACTAAGCGGAGTTGAAGTCGGAATCTTCCGATACTAGGAGATAATGTGCTGAGCAAGAAGGACGAAGCATTCCTTACTGTTGCCCGATACTTTGCAAAGAAGTCCTCTGCAAGAAACACACATGGGGCCGTAATTGTAAAGGGCGGGAGAGTAATAGGAACGGGATATAACAGGAACAGGAATCATCCAACAGTTGTATCACCAGAACACATCAAGACTGAATGTAGCACTCACGCAGAAGAATCTGCCATAAGGGATGCTGGTTATGATGTAAAGAATGCAGTAATTTATGTTGCAAGAGTTAACAAGCATGGTGAAGATAGAAATAGTCGCCCATGCCCAAGGTGCCATGCTCTTATCAAGGAGCATGGAATTAAAAGAATAATTTACACAACCGAACCAAGGAGAGAAAGTGTTAGTTAGCAGCCTACTAAAAATGGAGCAAATTGTTGATTTCCGTCCAGATCTAGAGTGGGATGGGTGGAATGTCGTCCACTACAAGAAGAAGGATTCGGCACAATTTGATAAAGATGGCGCATTTAAAAATGGTCAGTGGTACAAGAAGACGGTATATCCAGTAACAGAAAGTGGTTGGACAATACCAAATTATATGGGGATTGATGATGACCTATAAATGGAAAGACAATGCGAAATGCTTAGGCATGGATACAAACATATTTTTTGACAAATATGAAGAAGACGCAGCGATGGCTGCAAGTATCGATGCCCTGTGTAGGGACTGCACAGTAAATAGAGAGTGTTTTTCGGTTGGAGTATCAAATAAGGAATGGGGAGTGTGGGGTGGTGTTTATTTAAAAGAGGGAAATATAGACAAGGAGTTCAACCAGCATAAGAGTAAACAGGCTTGGTTTGATACTTGGCAATCTTTAACAATGGAGAAAGAAAGATGATTTATACCCCAAAGATGAAGCAAGAAGTTCATAAAATTCCAGTGCCATCTGACTTTGTTATGGATGTTGTAGAGTATGACATGTATCCGCCATATATTGGACTGAGATTTTATGAAAGTCATTGGAGGCACATGAATGATACAGAAAGACTCAGGTGTATTAAGTATCTAAAAAAGATAAAGACAATAATTGAGTCTCATGGAGTTCCTGTCACTCTTGATCCAGTATATGATGTTCCTGGGGGACAAAAACTGGGATGAGTATTTTTGTGTCTATTGTTGCTTATCGTGATACTGAACTACTTCCTACAGTAAAAAGTATTTTGCAAAACGCTAATAGACCAGAAGAAATTAATTTTGGAATAGTTTCACAGGATTTAGATAAAGATCATCCAGATCTATCATTTATTAAAAATTTAAAATATCTAAAAATAGATTTTCGTGAAGCCAAGGGGGTAGGCTATGCAAGAAAACTCGCCATGGAAATGTACGATGGAGAATCATTTTATTTGCAACTAGACTCCCACATGCGAGCAGCAGAAGGTTGGGATACTAAATTAAAAAATATGTATGACGTTACAAAAGAAATAGAAAACAACAGCAAGATAATTCTTAGTCAATATCCTGCGCCATATGAAATCCATACTAATGGCAAAGAACATTTTATTAAAGGACATAGGGAACTTTGGACGGAGCCAACTTGGTCTAAAGTTCATAATAGAGACAACGGTTCTTGGTCAGCAGCAAGAGAAAAAATTAAAGATCTTTCCAAGCCACATCCCTCTCATACAGTTCTAGCAGGGTATCTTTTTGCCGATGGCAGATTTGTAGAAGAAGTCCCATATGATGAAAGAATAACGTTTATGGGAGAAGAGTTATGTATAGCGATAAGGGCATACACCCGTGGGTGGAAAATATATGCTCCAAACGAAATGCTTTTTTGGCACTTTTACAAGAGAAAAAACAGTCCAAAGATATGGAATCAGATGGAAGACATGATGAGGCCATTAAAATGGATTGAACTTGAAATGCAGTCTAAAAGAGTACAAAAGAAAATTCTTCTTGGAGAAGAGCAGGGTATTTTTGGCATCGGAGACTATGAAAAATATCTAGAATATCAAGATCTGATTGGGATCAATTTTTCTGAATTTTATAATAATGTTATGCACAAAAAGATTAATAGCGCGGTAAAATCACAAGAAATAGTTTTCTAGTTCTATAGTATAATTCTTTCGTGGCTAAATTTGGAATGATGTGGGTAGGAAACTCATTAAGCAAAATTCAAGAAATATCCTTATCCTCTTTTCTATATCACGGTCATGAAGTTTCTATGTTTGTGTATGATAAAAAACTCCCAGTACCAAGAGGTATTATTAAATTAGACGCAAATGAAATAGTTCTAGAATCAGAAATATTTACTGTTAAAAATACCTACGCTGCATTTTCTGATGTATTTAGATATCAGATGATAAATAAAACAGGACTCCCGTGGGTAGACGCAGATACAATTTGTGTTTCTAGTGAATGGAACTTTAGAGATAATATTTATGCTGGTTATGAAAATAAAACAGTTGTCGGTGGAGTTCTTAGTCTCCCACAAGAACACCCAGCACTAAAATATATGATACAAAGATCATCAAGTTTTAATAAAGAAAAAATTAATTGGGTAGAAATTGGACCAGCATTAGTAAATGAAACCTTTAGAAAATTTAGGCTGATGAAATATGTATATAGTGAAGAAACGTTTTGTGGAATACACTATTCTAAATGGAGAATGTTGTGGGAGTCGCAGCACTTAGAAGAAATTAAAAATTTAGAAAAAAAATCCCACAGCATATCTGCATACAACTCTATGGCAACATTTGCTGGAATAGATAAAAATAGCCTACCAAGCGGCTCAGCAATGGAATATTTTTATAGAAAGTTTGTAAAATGAAAAATAATACAATTATTCTTAAGTACAAGAAGTACCATAATCCTCTTTCTATTCTTACAAAAAAGTACGGTAGTGATAAGGGATCTCCGTTTGATGATGATATGTGTGAATCTGGATGGAAGATGAGTCTTTACGCAGATTTTTATCATATGCTTTTTTGGAACAGAAGAGATAAAGTCAAAAATGTATTAGAAGTTGGGATAGGAACGAATAATCCTTCTCTACCATCAAGCATGACTGCAAATGGTCGGCCAGGAGCCTCGCTCAGAGCGTGGAGAGATTATTTTCCAAAAGCAATGATCTATGGAGCAGATGTTGATAGAGATATTCTTTTTGAGGAAGACAGGATTAAAACATTCTATGTAGATCAAACAGATAAATTTAGTGTGGCAGAATTAATTTCTAATATTGATAGGCAGTTTGATTTTATTATTGATGACGGTCTTCACGAAGCCCATGCACAAATTACTTTATTAGAAGCAATTTATTACAAATTAAAAATTGGCGGGATCTATATCATAGAAGATTGTATAAACACCTACAGAGAAGTAAAGAATCATTTAGATGGAAATGGTTATGAATATATAGATTTAGATTTCACCAATGATTCTAATTATTGCTTTGTTATTTTTAAAAGCAAGGAGCCATGGGATGAACATTGATTTAAGAGATATTAAAACATTTTATATTAATTTAGATAGACATAAAGAAAAAAACGAGTCAGTAGTGAAGCAGATAGAGTTATCTGGAATCAAAGATTTTACAAGAGTATCTGGTGTAAATATGCCAAGAAACAAGGAGGCGGGTTGCGCTTCATCTCACTACAATATTCTTTCTGAGGCCACTGCTCCTACATTAATATTAGAAGATGACTGCGCCATTTATAAAAATAATCCAATAATAAATGTTCCAGATAATGCAGATGCCCTTTATGTCGGTCTTTCCAGATGGGGCTTTAAGAATAATGTTTCTAAAATAAACAACTATTCATACAGTCCTTGTAAAGGATACAAAGATATTTACAAAATAGACGGTATGCTTGCAACTCATGCAATCCTTTATCTATCAGAAGAATACATAGATATTTCTAGAAGGGTAGCAAAGCACTGTGCAGCAAACTCCATACATGTTGATGTAGGATTTACTGGTATTCATAAATACTATAATGTTTATGCCATGGGGCAGCCACTTTTTTATCAGAGCACAAATGAGAAATCAACCCACATGTCTTTACGCGGTTCTAGAAGATAATATATGACTAAAGTCATATCAATTTTGTTTGACTATTAAACAAATTCCTGATACGATATATATATCAACCCAAAAGGAGGAATTTGTATGAAGGCTTTAGGCCGTCTATTAGCAGGTCTTTTTGATACCGCCACAAGCGATGGATTAAAGATCTACCGTGAGTGGGATCGATTAAGAACAGAGGCACTCACTCCTGCACATAGGTCAGAAATCGATGCAATCTTTTCTCGTCATGTATAATTGACAACCATCCACTCCATACGATATAATTTTGGAGTGGATGAGTCATATGATGAGGACTATCTATCTTCCTATTATGAAGGAGTAATTTATGTTGGATGCGAGGGGTATTCCGACGAGGGAATGTCCTAATTGTGCCTCTACTCTTTTTACTATTCAGGCAACCTTTGATGATAATTATGAGATAGGGATGTATCTTCTAAGCGCAGAATGCGCAATGTGTCACACCCTAGTAACTGCTCCAACCCCATTAGACTTGGTAGATCAATGATAGAGTTTTATGCAAAAATTGTTCCGATGGAAAAGGGGGCATTCAAATACTGTGTCACTATCTGGAAATCAAAAGATGGCATTGAAAGTATTTGGAAAGTTAAAAAGTTTTTAAGAATAAATAGTGCTAGATCTTGGGCAGTAAAAGAAATATCGAAACTTATTGCAGAAGATAGCATTGTAATGTTTTTGAAAGAAAGCGATATATTAAGGAGAAAATGGAATGACTAACGAAGAACTTTTACAGAAGGTTCTAAACTCAACAATTGAGCGATTTGGCAAGCAGGCACTCAGTTACGAAGCAGAAATTGCAAACCTAAATTCACAGATTATTATTCTTAATAGTCAAATTGAAGAGATCAAGCAACTAACTAAGGAAAAGTCTGCAAAGATTACTCCAGTAAAGGAGTGATATAATAATATTATGTATAGATCAATACCAGAACCAAATATGGAAAAGCGAGACTATAGCACTGCTGCTCGCCGTAGAATGGCAGCCTCAGGACAGGCAATGCCAGACGGCTCTTTTCCAATTGCCAACCGCACTGATTTGAGAAATGCCATTCAGTCAGTTGGTCGTGCAAGTAACTATGAGGCTGCTCGTAGACACATTATCTCTCGTGCTAGAGCCTTGGGTGCAATGGACATGCTTCCAGAAGACTGGAAGAAGTCAACCAAGTCTATGTGGTCTAGTGTGCTTGCACCAAAATGGTAGACATATTTGAGGACGACAGTCAATATGTTTGTATCTCCCATAATTTTATAGTTCCTTGTCCAATGGGTGATAACCATCTGGTATCTAATTGGCCATCAGATGTTGCTAAAGTTCTTGACATTATTAACCATCAAGAATATAATAATCATTAACTACTATCGTTAGGCAATCAATGCAAACATTTGTTCCATATGCAGACTTTGCTAAGTCTGCCGCTGTACTAGACAGCAAGCGACTCAATAAGCAACTTCTTGAGGGCCGTCAGATTTATGATATTCTGCGCTCTCAACGTACAAAGGGCGCTTGGGTTAACCATCCTGCGGTCAAGATGTGGCGTAATCATCATACAGCACTTTACACATATCTTATTGCTATTAAGAACGAGTGTGTTCGCCGTGGCATTCAGACAGAAAAGAACTGGAATGCTATTCAGCATATGCGCAAGTTTGATTACGGCACAGGAATTAATCTCGTCATGCCACCTTGGTGGGGTGATGAGCGTGTTCATGAGTCTCATCGTAATAACCTATATGTAAAAGATTCAGAGTTTTATGCACAGTTTGCTAATGCTAACCGTATTGCGTGCTGTGACAAATGCAATTACTTTTGGCCTACTCATACAACATACTATAATGCAGAATTTGGAGGATATGTAAATGTCGGATAAGCAACTCACAGAAGAGCAAGAAAAGGCTTTGCGAGATCTTGAGAGCGCAAGCCAAAATCTCAGGAGAGCAGCGGGAGGAAAGGTTGGAGAGTCTGCTGAAAAGGCATATGGTCTTGCCTATACAAGATGCTATCAACTTGGTCTAAAGCAGTATCCACCGACTGTTTGCAAGACAACTCGTTGATAAATGCCTTCCCTATTATGATATAATTGGAAGTATGAAAACCTGTGGTGCTTGCAAAAGAGAATTAGACATGGGTAGTTTTGCGAGTAATCCAACAAAACCAGATGGAAAACAATGGCAATGCAAAGACTGTCAAGCAGTATATCGCAAGAAACATTATGAAAAAAATAAACAAAAATATATAGGTAAAGCAAAAAGCAATGCAGAAGAATATAAAAAGCAATATTATGAATGGCTAAAAACTCAGTCTTGTGTAGATTGTGGAAACACAGACATAAGAGTATTAGAGCAAGATCATATTTCAGATAAATCTTTTAATATTTCTTCTAAAGTTGGTACAATAACGCTAGAATCACTTATGCCAGAATTGCAAAAGTGTGAAACAGTATGTGCCAATTGCCATAGAATAAGAACGGTGGAGCGCGGTGGATGGATGCGCTCCTACGCGGCATTAGTATAAAAGTTATTATTCCTGCCTTCCAAGCAGGAGAAGTCGGGGCAGTACCGACATGCCGCTCGCTTGGGAAGTTGATGTTTTCTGCGTGTGGCGCAACGGACAGCGCAAGTGGTTTCTACCCACTAGGTTGGGGGTTCGAATCCCTCCACGCAGACGTAAAGAAAGGATATTTGTGTCATCAGTAGGATTTCTTACAGTAGATTGGGCTAGAGGAACAAGCCCACTGGAGCCCAATGGCTGTGCTTGGTATAGGTGTTATTTGCCAATGCTTGAGTTAGAAAAACTAGATTGGCATACGAATATTGGTTTCCCAGAATTTCATAAAGAGCACGGGTTTGGCGTATTTAGAAGTTCTGAAGAAATAATTTTTGGTTGGGATGTTGTAGTCTTAAAACTAATTATGCTTAAAAGCGTTTCAGAAATTTTAGATAACTATGAAAGAATAAATGGTCAAAAGGTTGTGGTAGACGTTGATGATTTTTTTGAGGGTCTACAGCCAAGCAACTACGCCTATGGTTCTACTGATCCAGAAAAGCATCCAGATAATAATAGACAACATTACATTGACATTATTCATAAAGCAGACGCAGTAATTACCTCTACACCATTTCTTTATAATTATTACAAAAATGAAGTTGGTCTGCCAAATGTATATCTAATTCGTAATGGGATAGATCTACCAAGATGGAAGCAGAAGAATGATCACTCTAGATACCTTCCAACATTTGGATGGGTTGGTGCCACTCCTTGGAGGAGCAATGACCTTGAAACAATGCAGCCATTCTTTGGAGAGTTTTTAGAAAAGAATAGACTTCCATTCCATCATGCTGGTCATATTAAAGAAGGCGTTTGGGCAGAGCACCAGTTAGGAATCCCTTCATCTGTAAAGGTTACGCATAGCCTTAGAATGCAGATAACAAAATATCCTGAAATGTTTAGGAAAATTGATGTTGGAATTGTTCCGCTCAATAACATTCCTTTCAATCATGCAAAAAGCACTATCAAAGGTTTAGAGTATACTGCGGCAGGAATTCCATTCATTGCCTCATACAGCCCTGAATATGAGTTTTTTGCGGAGGACGGAGTAGGAAGATGTGCTCATTCTGAAGAAGAATGGCTAGAATATTTAGGAATGATGGTTGATCCTAAAATAAGAAAAGAAGAAATAGAAAGAAATATAGAGAACGTAAAACAACGTCACACAATGGAAGTTCGTGGTCGTGAATGGGATACGGTTCTAAAAGAAATTATAAACAGTTAAGCGGAATAGTCCCCAAGGTGGGGAAGCGGTCTGTAAAACCGTCGCCTCTGGCATGGTTGGTTCGATTCCAACATTCCGCACTTGACAACTACATAAAGCAAGCGTATAATATTTATATCAACTCAAACAAAGGAGATATAATATGGATACGATGGTAGAAGAGAAATCAGATACTCTTAATGCTAATGATCGTTGTGATGCATGTGGGGCACAGGCCTTTGTTTGGGTAAATGGGGTAAGTGGAGATCTTCTTTTCTGCCGCCATCATTTTATGAAGCATGAAGACAAGTTGCGTGAGTACGCATTTGAGGTTATTGATGAGACTTGGAAGATCAACGATAAGAGTGAATCTTCCGCATGATTGATCCAAATAGACACTATTGCGATGTGCATAAAGTCTATTTTGAATACGATGAAAATGATTGGCCCAATTGCTTGACACAACAAAATAGAGACTGATATAATTTTCTGGTTGGCCCTGTAGAGCAGCGGAGTGCTCGTAACCCTGTCACGGTTAAGGTCGTGGGTTCGAATCCCATCAGGGTCGCGCCTCCTTAACTCAGTGGCCAGAGTGTCGCTCTTGTAAAGCGAAAGTCGTCAGTTCGACTCTGACAGGAGGCTCCACCATAACTGGTATATGAGTGCCGCAAGGTGAGGCTCTGATCAGGCTCATATACCGCTTGGCCCCATCGTCTAATGGCTAGGATAGCGCCCTTTCAAGGCGCAGAAGAGGGATCGAAACCCTCTGGGGCTACGATAATCTACATGATAAAATATAGTACGCGCCTGATTAAAAATCATGTAGTATAATTTGTAGAAGGAGAAAAAATGATTAAAAAGTTTATTGTCGTAAGCGCTATTGTGTTAGCAACAACAATTGGTGCTTCCCCAGTTGTATCAGCAGCGACACCGAATACTAATATAACAAAGACTGAAAATTATAGTAAAAAGAAGAAGAATCAATTTTGGAGTGTTGCTAAGTCTATAAGTCCAGCGGTAAAGTCTATAGGTAAGGAAAAAACCATTATCAACGGAATATCAACCTGTAATCTTTTAAGGTCTGGGGTTACAAAATTGCTGGTAGAGGTTGATTCTGAAGAATCTGGCTATGCTGCTTTTGCAACTATTGCTTCTGCTACTGCAATTCTTTGTCCTGATCAGCAGAGCAAAGTTTTATTTAATTAATTAGTAGCACTATTATTTGCTAAACAAGACTTTATTTTTTATCTAGTTAATAATTTTTATACTAACAAAGGATACTAATGAACGTCATTGACGAGTTTAAGTTTATGACTCTTAATGAAATCAAATATAATATTAGTACAAAGCGTGCGAACTTCACATCAGTATTTCTCAACATGACTCATGATTTTAATAAGTCTGTTGGGGTACGAAATCACAACGCTTTTGCTGGCAAGGATGTATGGTTTGTTGGTAGAAAGCAGTGGGATAAGCGTGGAGCAGTAGGAACCTATCACTATGAGGATATTCATTATGCCGATTGTTGGGACACTTTTCTTTTGCATAAGCCAGATGGACCCCTTATCTGTGTGGAGAATGTTGGTGGTCCACAACAGGTTTCTCTAGGGTCTTTTGATATGCCAGAGAATTCTATTTTTGTTTATGGAGAAGAGAAGACTGGCATTCCTCAGGAAGTTTTGGATTCGGCAGACTATATTCTATCTATTCCAATGTGGGGTAGTGTCAGGTCGTTGAATGTCAGCGTTTCCTCTGGTATTATTATGTACGAATATCGTAGGCAACATTCCCCGTTCGTCTAATGGCAAGACCCCAGATTCTGGCTCTGGTAATCGAAGTTCGAATCTTTGGCGGGGAGCAACAGGAAAGGAAGAAAATGCAAGATCTAAAGATGGCAAATGAAATTGGTCCAGCAATTATTGTAATAGACAATGTAATTGAAAATCCAAGACACTATTTGGACCTTGCACTTTCTGAAAATTCTTGGGAGCGTTCAACTGTAGGATCAGAAAGACACGAAAACTCTGACTATAGAACTTCAAGCGTAACATATCTAGAAACAGGATATGATAAGCCAGTAGAATGGCATCAAATAGGAAATACTATTTGGAAATATGGTCTTTGGTATGCTCATAAATATCTAATTGATTTTTCTGAAATGGAAACACTGCAACTTTTGCACTACCCAGAAGGTTTTGGGTTTTATAAAACTCACTGGGATGATGGACCAGATATGCCTAGAATATTTTCTGCTCTTCTTTACCTAAACGATGTAGAAGAGGGGGGAGAAACACATTTTACTAAATTTGATATTTCGGTAGAGCCAAAGGCTGGAAGACTGGCACTTTTTCCAGCAAACTATGTTTTTGAGCACGAGGCCAAAGTTCCAACAAAGGGAGATAAGTTTGTCGTTGTAACTTGGTTCAGATCGGTATAACAAAAATACGCCCGTGTGGTGAAATTGGCAAACACGCACGACTCAAAATCGTGTGCCGCAAGGCTTGTCGGTTCAAGTCCGACCACGGGTACATGTCACATAAAGAACAAAGAGAATTCTTTGCATATGCAAAGGATCTATTTCCAGAATATTTTAATAATGTTTCCGTCATTGAAATGGGATCGCTCAATATCAATGGCACTGTAAGAGATTTTTACAATGCCAGCAAATATGTTGGGGTAGACCTACAAGATGGACCAGGCGTAAACCTTATTTGCGAAGCACAAAAGGTCGATCTACAAGATGGCTCATTTGATGTTGCAGTAAGTGCTGAATGCTTTGAGCATAACCCATATTGGGCTGAAACATTTGCCAATATGTATAGACTTGCATCAAAGTTTGTTATTTTTACCTGCGCAAGCGATGGTAGGCCAGAACATGGCACTCACCGTGCCCATCCAAGTACATCCCCATTTACCCTTGATTGGGACTACTATCGTAATCTAAATGAACAAGATTTTAGATCACTATTTGATATTGATTCTATGTTTGATAATCATGAATTTATTTATAATCCAAAATCCCAAGACCTATACTTTTGGGGTATAATTTAGTACCTATGACCTGTAACTCAACGGCAGAGTGGCGCACTGTTAATGCGTAGGTTGGAGGTTCGAATCCTCCCAGGTCAGCAATTGACAAGAATGTCATTCTTACGCTATACTATTGCTACGGAAACTGGCGCAAGAGTTACGGAGCAAAATGGCAAGGCGTAGTAAGAAGGAAGACTTTCTTTCTTATCCATACACCCCAGACAGACAACTTGAATGTAAGTCTGGATGGTGTATGACTAAAGATCATGATGGATGTAAGTATCAATTTGATCATGGTAAATGTGGATGTAACTGTCATAAGGAGAATAAATGAGCAAGTCTAAGTTTGGCAATAGCAATCTTTATATGACAACAGAAGAGTTTGCACAACTTGTTGTCGATGCTCTTGATGAGCAAAATTATTTTAAGAAGGGTGAGGTTGCTCATCCCGGAGATATCTGTGCTGCATTTTCTACTGTTGCAGAAACTATTGGCAAGGCTATGGAGTGGGCCATTAGGCAGGAGTCTGATTATCGTAAGCAGGCCATAATGAACCCAACAAATCTCAGAAAGGATGCATCTTCTATGAATATGGATCGCTATATTCAGGATGCATTTAGTAATTCATAATGCCTACTTATTCATATAGATGCGCAGAGTGTGGAACCTTTGATTGGATTCATCCAATGCAAGCCACACTTACTGCTTGTCCGAAATGTGGTAGCAAAGAATTTGGCAAGACATATCACCCTGCGGGGATTTCCTTCAAAGGAAAAGGCTTTTATTCAACAGACAGTAAGGAAAAGTGATGAATCCAAAAGAACTTCAGTTTGAAAAGTTCTGGCGTGGCCAACTTCTCAAGGAAGTTGAAGAACTTATTGCCAGTGTTCCAGAGGTAAATGCGCAGGGTGTTGTCGTTATGATGAAAGATAAGATTAATGATCTCTAATTACAATCACGACGTTCTATGTTTTGATGATATTCTTCTTGTTCCGCAGAGAAGTGCTGTGCCTTCAAGACATTCAGTAAATACATCTATGATGATTGGTTCTGGACAGAGGGCCATTTCTTTGCAGTTCCCTGTCATTGCCGCTCCAATGGATACTGTGTGTGACATTGAGATGTGTATGGCTATTGCAAAGGCTGGAGGACTTGGAATTCTTCATCGCTATATGCCTAATGATGAACAGATTCGTAAGGCTAAGACGCTTGCAGATGCGCAGTTCGGTTTTGGTGTAGCCATTGCATCAAACAATGGCTTTATGGATCAAGCGCAGGCACTCTACGACGTTGGAGTTAGAATGCTACTTGTCGATACTGCAAATGGTCACGGTCAATATGCTATTGATGCTGTTAAGGCTATCAGAGATAGGTTTGAAGATGTTCATATTATGGCAGGAAACGTAGCAACTGCTGACGGCTTTGCTAGACTTGCTGATGTAGGAGCAGACAGTGTTCGTGTCGGCATTGGTGGTGGCAGCGCATGTACCACTCGCATTGTAAGTGGGCATGGTGTGCCTACACTTACATCTATCATGGACTGTGATCGTTGGCTAGAAGAGTTTGGTGCAAGGGGTATTGATACATGTTCTATTGTTGCTGACGGAGGAATTCGTAATTCAGGAGACATGGTGAAGGCATTTGCCGCTGGTGCTCATGCTGTGATGGTTGGCTCAATGCTCGCAGGGACAGATGAAGCCCCTGGCAATGTGTTTATTAATGAGCAGGGGCAGCATGTAAAGGCATTTCGTGGAATGGCCTCACGCGAGGCACAGAAGGATGCTATCGGTAATGTAAGCGTAGCAGAGGGAATCAGCACTACTATTCCATATAAGGGATCTGTATCTCATATTTTTGATGAGATTCGCGGTGGCCTTGGTAGTGGATGTTCATATTCAGGAGTATTTAATCTTTATGAACTATCTGTTTTTGCAAAGTATATCAAGGTTAGTTCTGCTAGCCTTGCAGAATCAAAGCCACACGCACTTTAGGAGAAGATATGGCTAGCGGAATTCATTGTGATGGTCCAGCATGTGATAAATGGACTAAATCAGAGATGGCAACTGGAAAGAGTGGATTTTTAACAGTATTTGATGGGGTATATCCATCATATGCTGATTTTGTTGCACATTTTTGCTCATGGGACTGTCTCATGAAATATGCCGATTTTAAAGACCTTTAGGAGACAAATGTCTGATTGGATTCCTCTTGTTCGTAAGCAAGAGGCAAAGACGAGTAGTGTTGTAATGGATGACATAACTGCAAGCCTTATCAGTCCATTTGATTATTCTTCTAATGGAACGGAAAGGTTTTATCCATATGAAATTCCTTCACAACTTCCTACTGATTTTGGCATTGGTGTTATTGTTGGTGCCAGTGGTACTGGTAAGTCTACTTTGCTGGCAGATTTTGGCAAGTTTGAGCAGCCGACATGGGACAACGATAGATCTATCGCATCTCACTTTTCTAGTGCAGAGGATGCTAGCGAACTTCTAGCAGCAGCAGGGCTTATGAGTATTCCAGAATGGGTAAAGCCATATAGTGTATTGTCAACTGGACAAAAGTTTAGGGCTGATCTAGCAAGGAGTATTAAAGATTATGCTGTTATTGATGAGTTTACTTCTGTTGTTGATCGTAACGTTGCTAAGGCTGCGTCTACGGCACTCTCAAGATACGTCCGTAAGAACGGCATTAGAAATATTGTGGTGGCTACTTGCCATCGGGATGTTCTTGAATTTCTGGAACCTGATTGGGTTATAGATACTGACAAGGGCATGTGGACTAACGGGAGGTGGCTTCACCGACCTGAACTGGCTCTCACAATACATTCTGCCCACTACTCCATTTGGAGTTACTTCGCTCCATATCACTACCTCACAGAAAACATCAACAGATCCGCACATTGTTATGTTGGGATCTGGGAAGGACAGTTAGTTGCATTCAATTCAGTTCTTACAGCGCCCTCAGGTACTCTCAAAAATGCTTATCGGGGTCACCGTCTTGTCGTGCATCCTGACTATCAGGGGTTTGGTTTTGGCCCAAAGATCAGCGAGGCAATAGCGCAACATTATGTAGATAATGGCAAGCGTTACTTTGCTAAGACTGCCCACCCAAGGCTTGGCGGGTACAGAGATAGTAGTCCTCTATGGAAGCCTACTAGCAAGAATCATATGAAACGTAAAGATGCAGAAGGACATAAGCGATGGAATATTAATCCAGATAGATGGACCTTTTCTCATGAATATATTGGCACGGTATAATATGAGAGTCAATATATTTAGACACCAATCCATGGAGCCATTCGTGACTCACATGAGAATAATGTATGAGGATAACATGAGAAAAGACACCGAATCATACTGGAGAAATAAAATTTCAAAAGAAATATTATGGGCTTGTGAGCATAGCATTGAGCCCTGCATAGATTGCACAGAACTTTCTTACTTTATTAGAAATGGGTTGAGAAATGCTTCATGAAAAATTTTGTAGATCGTACTATCCAGAACTAATAAAGTTTGAGGACTGCCGATGGTGCGAAACTATCGCGGCAGTACGAGAAAGTGTTGCCAAAGACGTTGGACGTTACCTTGCTGGTACACCACACATTGCGTCAGTTCATAGCAATAGAATAAATGAAATTATTTTAGGGAAATGGAAGTATGATGAACAAGATTAGTAAGTTTGTTATTTTTGGAATTTCAGCAGTTATCGCATTTCCAATCGGATCTGCACATGCAACTGACCCAATTCCAGTTCTTAGCAGTGTCTCTCCATCATCTGGAGATATTGATGGTGGAAACACTGTAACGATTACAGGTGCAGATTTTACTGAGTCAACGGTAATTAAGGTTGGTAGTTCAGTAGTACCAGATACATTTGTAAGTAGCACGCAGATTACTATTGTTATGCCAGCCCGATCCGCAGGATTTGTTAATATTTCTGCATTCGCAGGAATGGCTGGTGCAGTGTTGCCAAATGCTTACGAATACATTGATATTCCAGATCCAACACCTACACCAACTCCAACGCCTACACCAACTCCTACACCTACACCAACTCCTACACCAACTCCGACACCTACACCTACGCCTACACCAACGCCAACTCCTACGCTTACTGTTGCTCCAGCACCAGTCATTGTTTCAGCGCCAGTTGCAGAATCTTCAGTTTTGAGCACTGATGTGCAAGAGCCAGAGCAGGCACCTACACCAGTTGCTACTATTGAAACTATTGTGCCTTCAGAAAAGAATTTTCCTGTATATAATTACGGCAACAGCCTAATGGTTTACACCAATGAATCTGTTATGAATGTGTCGCTATCTAACCTTACAACAAAGCGTTTTCGCTTTACTCTACAGCAGAGGATTGGCGGTACATGGAAAACAATTAAGATTGCTTACAGGAGTAATGATGGAGAACTTACTTTCTATGGCGTACCACGAGTTGCTGGATCATATAGAATTGTCAATGCAGCAAAGCCAATTAGATGGTTTAGGATTGTATGATGAGTAACGAGGATAGGAAGAAAGCAGAATGGGAGGCCCACGTTATGGTGTGTCTCGCAAAGAATCAGTGCCCATATTCTGGATTAGATGGTCCAGAATGTAAGTCTTGGTTATGTGATTGTTTTGAGTTTGAAGATATCTGGGGAGTGAGTCAGAAATGAAGGGCCATGATGGGCTATGCCCAACACCAAATCCAACAATGTTTGAGCGCAAGCATTGTGCATATTGCAACCTTATTGACACTGTAAGAGAGCATTACAAGGAAAAGGGCAAGGGCAGCAAGACATATGAAGAAGGCTACCATGATGGGTGGCAAGCCGCTATTGACAAGTTAAAGGAGTCGTAGTATGATTAAGTGCTGGAACTGCGGGATGGAACTGGATAATACGCCTTTAAGTTCGGCGCGAAATACAGA